TTACAAGAAAATCATCAGCATCATATCTTTTAAAGCTCATTTATTTATATTTTAGGTTGTTTTAGTTATAGTTATAGGAATAGTTAATCTAGCTCCACTATCTAAACCTACAACTGTTAAAGTAGCAGATAAAGTAGTATTTGTTCCAAATAATGTATTTACAGTAGTAGCTCTTAAATTAATTTGAGTTCCTACAATAGTTTTAGAAACATTAGTTCCTATAGTAGTAGTAGCGTTAGTGTTAGCGTTAGTAGCTGATGTTGTATTTATTCCTACTCCTGAAAAGGTTCCTAATAATCTAACATCTGAAATTGTAGCTGAGTAGCCACTAGTTTCAAAAGCTTGGTTATTACCTAAATAACTTAGGGTTTGAGGTGTTATTGCTAAACTAGCTCCTTGTTTTAAAGTAATAGCAGCATATCCTAAATCTAATACCGGAAGTTTAGCTGTTCCTCTAGGTAGAGTTGTTAATTGATACTTCATGATTTGAGTCTCATCAGGAAATGCTTCTAATAAAGGCATATTATCTATAGCTTCTCCATAAAATGATGAACCTGATGGGTGAGTTGGATTGTAAAGAGTATAATCTATTTCATCATCACCTAATGCAAATTGAGTTATTTGAAATGATCCATCATTTTTGGCCATTACTTCCCGTCCCTTTTTAGTTAAAATAGCATCTACGGTCACTACTTGATTATTTAAATATCCCATTTTTTTCTGTTTGTTATAAATATATGTATTATTGGTTTCTTAATCACGCTATTTTTAATCTTAACTATTTTTTCCATAAGTTTTTGTGATATAATCAAAATTATCTATTACATCTTGAGTTGGGAAAGTACTTATAAAAGCTCCTTTTGCTACTCCTCCTGTAATCTCATCTTGCACAATTATAAATTCATTTTTACCTGTAGCTCTTGCTTTCCATATAAGCATACCTAAACCAGGACCTGTAATAGAACCAATACCATTAAAGGGTGTTATAGGAGTATTTGCTTCTCCATTCCCACCTATATTTCTAGTTCCAAAAATAGGTTTGTCTATTAATAAATAAGTGTAGTTAGTAAAAGTATCTTGAGCTCCTACAATTTCATATACTCCTTTATAAGCTAAAGGATCAGGATAATTACCACTAGAATCAGAACCAGAGTATCCAACATTATATGGAGTTAATGAACCTGATGAAAGATTTGTATTATAATCTCCTTTATTATTTGGGAATTCAAATTCATTAAATAATGTAACAAACCACCTTTCACCATTATTTAAATCTTTATTAATAGTAGATACTATTCCTTGTAAACTGGGTTTAATTCTTCCACCCCCTTGATAAAAACCATTATCATCAGTTGTAACTCTACTAATATGTTTATTTCGGTAAAGATAAATAGCTCGATTATTATTTCTAATAAATCCATAATTATTTACAGTAGAACTACCTACTGTAAGATCTACATTATTTGATGACGTTAAAGCAAAATTACTAATAGTAGGTACTCCAAACTCAGTAGTTACTACTTTTGAAGTTTTTGGGAGGGTTGGATCTGATCCTGCTGTTAAATTTGGATACATATTTAATGATATCCGGTGATTAACAGGATTATTACTATTTAATATTTGATAATAATCAGTATATGTTTGAGGAGTTAACCAAAAATAATCACTACCTATTGAACTAGTTGCTACTGATTGAGGTGGATAAATAACAGTAGTTTGATCATCTGATAGTACCATTCTATAATTTCTGGAAGTAGAAAATGCATCTGGTTTTCTAGAAGAAATAAGTCTAGTTGTTGCTCCTTCACTACCTTTAACACTTCTAATAGAATCTTTACTTGATACTTGTAGTATATTTCCTAATTTAAGCCCACCCCAACCTAGAATTTCTGGAGTTGTTCCACCTCCATATTCAAATTCATATATAGTTGAATCTAATACACTAACTGAGGGGGTTCTACCATAAGTTCCTATATTTATTGGAGTTCCAAAAGAAGATGTTCCTGCGGTGGAATTATATACATTAAAATTACTTGATTGATTTTTAGAACCTAAATAACGTGGGTTAATATGTCTAAGAGAAGAGTAATTTGAATCTTGAACACTTGCTTTTAAAGCTTTACCATTTATAATTAAGTCAAAATTTGTTGGGATATATACTCCTGAATTATAGTCTATATCTTGGTATACAGTACTTTGTCTATTATTTATAACATTGTTAAATGTTGGTTGACAATCAAATGCTCTAGAAAAATCTTGTGTGAAGAAAGGTTCAGGAATAGTTTCCATAGTTGGACCTGAAGCATCTGTAGTTGTAATAAAGAAACGAGCACTTGAACTAAAATTACAAGTTGGAGTAGCAAGTTGTGTTGTATTTTGAAACTTTAATGAAAAATGATTGCCAGCAAAAGAACTTGAATAATCTATAGAAGCACTAACATTAAAGTTTTTTTCACCAGTTCCTGTAACTGTTATAGCATTACCAATTTGTTGATCATCTGGGCCTGCTAAAAATATTTTATGATTATTTCCTGTGTTACTTCCAATACTAAGACTACCAGATGCTTGAAGATTTATTATTTTTTGAGGATATGTTTTAAATTTATATCGTGTAGATGTGTAAGTATCTTGATCACTAAAATCTTCTAAAAATCCTTGATTGTCTGTAATTGTTGTTAATTTTACAGTTCTAGGATTAACTATTGGGGGAGAACCAACTGTAAGTAATACACTATCTAATGAAGCTGTAACATCATATTTTAATAAAGCTCTATCAGCATGTTCTATATTTGGATTATCAACAGAATATAAAAAATAAGTAGGTTGTTCACTTATAGATAGAATATCATAAGTAACATTTCCTGTACTATAGGGAATAGTTAAATCTGTTAAAGACTGAAGAGTAAGAGTTTGATCTACTCCATCTCCATCAATTTTAGCTATTTTTATATATTTTACTCCTTCTGCCATTTTTTAATTTTTATTATCTATGTCCTGGTGCTGGTCCTGGTGGTAATGTAGGATCATCAGCTTGTTGATACCATATAGAAATATATCCATTTGTTGGAAGATTAGCTGTACTAATATAACTATCAAAATTATAATTACTTCCACTATATATTCTTACACCAGTATAATTTACACCTATATTACTAACTTTTTTAAATGGATCACACTCTGGGTTTAGATTTTGAGTTGTTACTATTATTTGTGAACCACTAAATTCTCCATTATAAAATTCATCTTGAGTATCTTGTATATAAAGTGCTGATCCTGAAGTTGTAGGATAATTTTCACTCCAACTTTGGGTAACATTAAATCTATTTTTAGGTCCTACTCCATTAGGACCATATGGAGTTGTATTTATTGAGTTAAATCTACTAAAACTTCCTCCGGGACCCCCGGAAGTATTGGAGATTGTTCCACTCTCAAATTTATTCCATTGAGGTTTAATAGTACCTTCAAGAGTTATATCTTGAAAAGTTAAGGGTTGATTATATTGATTAGAGCTATTTACAAAATTAGCTAAAATTGTATTTTGGTTAACTGAAGTATTTTTAACTCTATTTCTTTCAAGTATATGTTGTTTAATAACTATTCCTGATGCTAGACTTGTTCTTGCTGGAACAAAATCTTTTATCATTTTAAAAAGTGAATTATCAAAATATTTTATAAGTCTTACAAAATCAAATAAATCATATTCTTTAATATATTTTTTAAAATATTCATCTCTTAATGCATTTAAATCAGGATATGTTCTATCAGAATTAGTTCTAAAACTAGGATCACCTATATAATCCCCTATATTAAAATAACCTAATTGACTATTTATATCATCATTTATTTCATTTTGAGGGGAAAAAGCTACTTCTAAGTAATTAATATTAGGAGTATAACTAGAACTTACAGAGGGATATTGTAGTAGACTTTGAAATGAGGATAAAGTATCACCTGCAGGTAGAACATTATCTTCTATTCTAATTTTATCTGTAACTCTATTTTTTATACCTACAGCTGGTTGATCTATGAGAAAAGTTTCAGTATTAGCTTCATAGGTTGGAGTAGAGTTAAAATTAAAATTACTAAATCCATTACCACTTCCACTAAAAGATGATGTTAATGAAATAAAAGATCCAGTTACTTTAGGATGAATTGAAGTTGTAGATATTCTATCTAATTCACTTCCTAGAGTAGCTCTAAAAGCTAATTCATTGGGAGAAGAATTAATAGTATTACCTTCAATTGATAAGGGATTCATTACATAATCCTTAAATGAATCTTTACTTAAAATAGTATTATAATATCTTATTTCTTGTAATGATCCTGAGAATGCGGTATTATTTAATGTGGAAGAAGTTGTAAAAAAGGCATCTGTTGTTTTTGCCCATGAACCTGTAGCTATAAATGATGAATCTACATACCCAATAGAGGTTCCTGTGTCTCCGTTGTATATTTTGTTAGCGGTAGTTAATTCAAATCCATTAGCACTACCACTTGTTATCATTACAGACCACCAATCCTTATTAAAGAATGGAAAAGCTACACTAGCTGAATTACCTGCTATTACATCAGGTATCCATTTTAAAGTAGCAAATTGATAGTTAGGATCTATTGTAGCTCCTGAATAGGAAGCACTAGTTAGTCCTGAGCCTGTATATTCTAAAATTAAATCAGATTGTAAAATAGAAGCACTATATACACTAAATATAGATTGGGAAACATTAGAGGGTATAGTTTCATTAGATTTAAATCTAAATTCAACTGTAGATGGATTTGAAGATGTTGAATTTGTATTTAATATTTCTCCAGTCCAAGAATCATTTAATATAAAAGAACTACTTATAAAATTATCTCCATTATTATTAAAGGCATAATTAAAATTATTTTGGTATAAGTCCCAATCATTAGAATTTACTTTATCTTTACCTCCAAATTCACTAATTCTTAAAATAGTATCTGGGATACCATATGTTGTAATAAGAGCTCTTAATCCCGGTATAGTACCCTTAGATTTAAGTAAATAAGGTAAATTATGATATAATCTTTTATATAAAGATTTATTAACATCATCTAAAGGTATAAGGTCATTAGAGGCAGATATTAAAGTATCAATATATTCAAATCCAGTAGGTGTTGGGGATGAACCAGTTATATTAGGAAAGGGGAATAAACTACCTTCAGGGGTTAATCCTAAGAAAGCAGTAAATAAATCATCATTAGAAAAATTATTTTGGTATAATTTAACTCCAAAATCTCTAATTGTATCAGCTACTAAATCTTTAGATACTCCATAATCTAATCTATTATCAGAATTAAATTTTTTAGTAACATCCTTGATATAAATCCAAATATTATCATAATGTTGAGCCACCATATCAATAAATAACTCATATGGTTTATTTTTAGCATCATCTCTTAAGTACTCAGGGATAGTAGATATTAAATTATCTTTATTATCATTATCAAAACGAGAAGCTGATAGAGTTAATCCTCCATAATTAACATTAGATTCATTTGAACTTCCTAACCATGTTAAAGCAGCTGGACTATTAGGTGTAGCTAGTAAATATGGGGGAGAAGAGGTTGTTTTAGGCCAAGCATATGAGCTACTTTCATAATATAAAATATACTCATAATGATCAAAATTAGTTATTAGATTATTAATTTTATTTTGGAAAATAGTTGTGCTTCCAATAACAGCAGATGAAGCAGAAGTTGGACCTGTTATACTTGATTCTATAGTTGATATTGAAGCTGAGTGTTGTTCTATTAGAGCAACTTTATAAGTAAAATTTTCAAGTCTAGTTTTAGCTGAGCTAAAATGTATAAAATTAGAAAAATCACTATAGTCAATACTAATAGAAATTTCTTTTTGATTTAATAAACTATTAATTTGATTTGTAGAAGATGATAAAGAAGTTTTAACTATATCAGAATATGATAAAGTTGAAGTTGAATTATTAACTTGATCTTTTATTTCTAAATTAAAATTAGGACCCTGAAGAGGTGATGAGTCTTCAATTACTACAGGTTCTTCTATAAATTCTATATTGTAAGCTAGTGGATCTTCTATTAAAGTTACAACCCATAACTCAGATTTTATATCATAATTATCAGAAAGAGATTCATATAATTTAATTAATATTGTTGGATTATCTGTATCTTCATCCGCTATAATAATATTATTAGCTATAAATAAATTATTATCTCCAAAATTAATATAAAAGTCTAAAAAGTATTCACTTTCTTGTCTTTTATTAATAAAATTTTGAGTTTGCTCTATTAATATATTATTATCTATATTAAGACTATCTAATCTTATTTCAGTTCTATCTGAGGATATTTCTGTTATATATAAGTTTTGTACACTAGATCCAATTTCTAGAGAAGTAATATTATAATAAACATTATAGCTACCCTGATTATATCCTACATCCTCTAAATCAGTTTCAGGATTAATTTCAATTTTATTTATTTCTGAAGATTGGGCTGATTGTCCATCATTTAGTACTGTGTATGATGAATACTTATAATCTATAGATAATAAATTATTATTTAAATCATAAATACTATACTCAATATAATCTGTAGAGTCTAATTTAGTATTAACATCAAAAGATGAAATTAGAGTTTCATCTTGTGAATTGTACTCTATTTGATCATTAATTAGAGCCGGAGCTATTTGTTCTATATTAACCATTATATATTTATTTTTTTAATAGGAAGAGAGATAATACTTTAGTACCCACCTCCACTACCCCCACTACCCCCACTACCTCCACTACCCCCACTAGTACCTCCACTAGCACCTCCACTAGTACTTCTACTAGTACTTGGGAGTTGTTCTTTTCCATCACCTACTACAATACCTAGTTCTGATTCTACTAGCTGTTTTTGAGAATCTAATAAATCTTCTCTTAATTGGGAAATTTCTTTTTGAAGTTCTTCAATTATTTCATTTTCTTCTTCAAAATTAATATATTCTGAGCTTTGTTTTATTAAAAATTCATGAGAGTTAGTTTTACCTAATTCAGGAATATCATAAAATAATTCATTATAAAGAGAAAAAAATTCTTCAGTATTGGGTTGTTCATCTAGTTGTTCCTGGATGGGAGTTACTCCTAGTTCACTAAATGAAGTATTAATTACCTTAGAATATTGAGTTTTACTAAAAACAGTTTTATTTAGATTAATTTCTTCGCTCATTATCCATTAATTATTTTAAAGTAATAATTGTCGTCATATATTCTAGTTGAACCGTCTATATTCGTTTTAATTAGTAGTTTATAATATCGTTCAGGTTCTAATCCATTCATATAAATATCAAAATAGTTACTTGTTGAATCTGCACTAATTTGAGTATATTGATTATCAAAATCAATTACATATTCATCAGTATCTAAATCTTTTAAAGCATAAAATGAAGATGTTGGTAGGAAATTTTTATCTAAAAATAATGAACTTGTTTGAAATGTTCTAGGGGGATACATAGGACTAATATTAAGTCTAAATCTATTAATAGAATTAATATTAAATATACCTGGGTTTTCAGCTAAAGACATCTTAATATTAGAGTCAGAAACTATACTTGATGTAAGAGATCCTGTTAATACAGTAGTAAAATCTACCCATTTAAATTCTAATTGAGGGGGATATATAGTATTAGTATCAACACTATAATATTTAAATATAGGTTGTTGAGAAGAGGTTGTAAAAAATTCAGCACTTTGAGATAATTTAACTAAAAATCCACTATTACCAAATCCTTCATCTCCAGATACAAAGGCTCTATCATACCAATTATTAACTATTTCTTTTGTACTTACATTTAAATCTTTATTACTTCTTAAAGCAAATGATTGAGTTACTCTATATGTATTAATTCCAGTAGCAGCTTCATAAATCCAATTTCCCCCTCCAGAAACTGAGTGGGTTGAGTCAAATGAACCTGTAATTCTTTTACCATCAAATACAGATCCCATAGACCAAGCATCTATATCTTTAGATGATCTATCAACCCAAGTACAACCATCTGTTGTTTCAGGACTATCTCCAAATTCTCCAGTTCCATTATTCCAAGATTGACCAGCTGGAAGTATTTCTAATATTTGAGTGTTACTTATTCCTGAAGCTTCAGCTATAAAAGTTCTAAAATTAACATCCCATATAGTAGTACTTCCAGTAACTATTTTATTATTAATAACATCTACAATTTCATCAGTATCAAATTGAGTAAGAAATCTAGCAACATCAGGAGTTCCATTTATTCCTATAATATTACTTACTTCAAGAATAGCATCCATCCCAAAATTAGCATCTGGGGTTAGAGAATATAGAGTAGAGTCTTGAGTTGGAAAGATTTTATATATAGCCATGTTTATAAATATTATAATGGAACAACTTTTCCTTTAATGTCTTGATTAGGATATCTAACTTCAAATATGCTTGGATCTAATGAAGGATATATTACTTGATTTTGAGTAGCACCCTCAATATCATAAGAATATTGAGAATATCCAGATGTAACTCCTGCTTTATTTCCAATTTGAATATTTTTAACAGTTTGAGTACCTTGTACTTTATCTAATAGAATAAATAAATCTCTTAACATAATAGGTTGATTTAATTGCCATTTATCCTTATTAAAATATCCTTGTAATTCTTCTATACATCTTAAAAGTACTTCATTATTGTTAAAATTAGGTAATACTATAATTTCAAAACTAATATCTATATTAATAACAAAAGCATTCCTAATTTCAATATTATCACCTATAATTCTATTTTGTGATAAATAAGTTCTTAAATTTTTCTTTAAGGTATTTGAGGGAGAAGAAAAATGACCTTGAGTATTTAGTCCTAAACAAAATAAATTTAGGGTTTCAACTGTTGAAACTTGATTATCTGTTAATTTAGGTTTTTCTACATAGGCTTTAGATATAGCACCAAACTCAGAAGGCATACTTAAAGCTCTAACTAAATAGTCTTCAGCTGTTACTGATCGATTTTGTGATGAAAATGAAGATAAAGTATTTTGTCTTATTTCTTCTATAGTATCTCCTCCTTTACCCCCAGTGGCAGCTGTAGGATTTGCTGAAGAGATTGAAGAGAATATGTAATTAGCTGTGTTAGAATTTAAATTAATTTTATTAAAAGTTATACTATCTGTTGTTAATAATGTTAAAGAATTAGCTTCTATATTGGATTCAACTCCTCCTCCTGTAAGATATCTTACAGATAAAGTTGTATCTGATGGAGATATTCCATAAGTATCAGTATAAAGAAAATTAGTTGGAGAATAAGCTGATGTTAGTTTATCTTGGTTTGAAAGTAAACCTATTCCTACATTATTAGGATTGGGAATTATTTCTTCATCATTATCTGTTGTTGTACCTGCTCCAAATTGAATTTGAAGATTATCTAAAGAGATAAATCTTGTTGCAAATCTCTTTTGAACTTTTTTTAAGCTTAGTAAATAAGGTACTTCTCCACTATCTTGAATATTATTAGGATCATTAGGATTAGTATTACTAATTTTTTTATAAACCATTTCTTGCCCTAGATGATCAACCTCACTATATAAATTTCCATTAGAATCTACTATATCTAATATTTTAACAACATTCCTAGCATTTATATTAAGAGTTTGAAAAGGAATAGGTGAGCCTATATTAAAATTTTCAGTTACTATTGTTGAGGAAATAGCTTTTCGTGTTTTCTTTAATAGATAATATTGTGGAGTATTACCTGAGATTTGATATACTGATATTTCTGTTGGGTCTTGAGAAGATGAAAAAGCAAAATCTACTTTATCCTGAATTAGGAATCCAATATTTCCTTGGCTTGTTGATCTAATAGAAGTATAATCAGGTATTGTTACAACATAATCAAAATCAGGTACTGTTACTCCATCAGCATTAGTTTTGGAGGGGATTTGTTGGTAAAAATCTATATCAACTGTAGCTACACCTGTAGTTTTAGGTTTATATCCTAACATATAAGCTAAATCAAATATATTATTTGTTTGTCTAGCATATTGAAGAAAATTTTCTTGGATTTGGTTGTCTAAATAAAAACTTAAAACGTCACCTACATAAGCAGATTGTTCCATAAATAGCATTCCAGGAGAAGCTTGAGAAAAATCATTAAATGTATTTGGAAAATAAGTTTGACTAAATTCAATAAGAGAATTTCTAAAGTCTGAGAAGTCTCTATTTAGATACTTTACATCACGAGTAAGAAGAGTAGCCATATTATAAGTTAAAAGTTATAGTATCATTAGTATTAGTATTAATAATTTGATAATTTAAATCAATTATAAGAGAATTAAAGTCATTATTTTGAGAAATATTTAAAGATATAATGGTAACATTAGGGAAAAAAGTTTTTATTTTAGTAGAAATATCTTCTTTTAAAAAATCAGTATTATCATTGTCTAATTGTTGGAATACAAAATTTCTTAACCCCCCTCCAAAAGTTGGATTTAAAAATCTATCTCCAGGATTTGTTAAGAAAAAATTAATTAAATTATTCTTTATAGCATTTTTAGTTTGAAAATTAGATTTAAAAACTGCATTACCATTAAAAGGAATATCAATCCCAACAGCTGTTGAAGGAGCAAAATTAATTGGATCTATTTGTTGTGGGTTAAAAGCCATTATGTATTACTAAGTAAATTTCCAATTTGATCTAAACTAACAGAGCCTTGTGGAAGTTGACCATTTACTGGGTCAGTACCCATAGTATTCATAGGAACTGCATCTTGAGATGTAAAAGACATTTTAGTATCTTC